CCCAAGTATGTTCACTCGACCTGGGCTAAAGGCTTTATTGTTACTGAAGAAGCGATTGATGATGAACTGTACAACCAGTTCAGTGATGGTGCAAAAGCTCTGGCTCGCGCAGCTACTATCACTAACGAACTGGATGCTCACAGCGTTCTGAACAATGGCTTTGATACCAACTACACCATGACTGATGGTGATGGCACTTCCTTGTTCTCTACTTCTCACAGCAATGGCCCAAGCGGTGGTACTTACCAGAACCGTTTGACTGTTGATGCTGATTTGTCAGAAGCTTCTTTGGAAGACATGCTTGCTCTTATCATGCAAACCACAGATGCTCGCACTCTGCCTGCTGCACTGATGCCAAAACGTCTGATTGTACGATCAGGCACTAACGCATTCAATGCACAGCGTATCCTGGGTTCTGTGTTGCAGAATGATACTGCAAACAATGCCACTAACGCAGTTCGTGACATGAACCTGTTCAAAGATGGCTGGTTGGCTTCGCCATACCTGACTGATGATGATGCTTGGTTCATTACCACAAACGCTCCTAATGGTCTGAAGTTCTACTGGCGCAGGAAAGTACGTTTTGGCCAAGATAACGCATTCACCTCTGGTAATGCTCGTTTCAAAGCTGACTATCGTACTTCCTACGGTTGGGATGACGCTCGTGGGATTTTCGGCAGCCCTGGTGCTTAATCCGCAATGATATAGGGGGTGTAAAAACCCCCTATGTTTCAACCTTGATATTTCTTAATAGACCCTGACGGGTTCAATGGTGAAAATATGAGTTATTCAAATTATCCAAATGGCTTTACCGCTGGCATTACTATCCGTGGTTTGCCAATCAACGTGACCAATCCTGGTCAAATATTTTTTGTGAACTCTACGACTGTTATCGCTGATAACGGTGTAGGTGGTGCTAATGGCAATCCTGGCACTTACCAAAAACCTTTCGCTACCATTGCTTATGCAATTACACGATGCAAAGCTAACCGTGGTGACATTGTTCTTGTTATGCCTGGCCATACCGAAACAGTAACCGCTGCTGGCACTATTGCTGCAAATATTGCTGGTGTGTCTATTATCGGTCTTGGCAATGGCAACAAACGCCCCACAATTACTCTTAATACTGCTGCTACCGCTTCTATCACGGTAAGTGCAGCTAACGTAACATTCAAAAACATCATCTTCTCAGCCAACTTTGCCAGCATTACTAAGCTGTTCACTGTTACTGCCAAATACTTCTTGATTGAAGATTGCCGCATACAAGCTACTGCCGCTTCCATGATGTTCTTGTCTATTGTTAGTACAAACACAACAGACAACATAGCTGATGGTATGGCGATTGTTGGTAGTGAGTGGATTGATGTAAGCACTTCCATTCAGTCGATGTTTAATATTAACGGCCATATTGATGCACTGACCGTCAATAATAACTACATCAACATTGGCGTAAACTCTAGCAACCTTCCAATAGTTGCTGCTGGAGCTACAGGTAAAAACCTTACCAACCTTCTATGCAAAAACAACTTCTTCACTCGTCTAAATACGGCAAATGCTTTGTTGATTACGACTGATAGTGGCGCGTCATCTAATGGTATTATTAGCAACAACCAGATTAATCATAGATCAACAGCGTCAAAAGTCCTTGTTACTACAACTACTGCATTTGGTTTCTTTGAAAACAGATCAACTGCCGTAGTAGATAAGTCTGGTCTTCTCGTACCTGCTGCTGACGTTTAATAGTAACTATCGGGGGTAGGTGAAACTACCCCCTTCTTTTTCAGCGGAGGCATTATGCGTAATGTAGAAGTGACAACAGTTGCACTTACAAATAGTGCTACTGCGGTATGTACAGCTCAGAACAGAGCAAGTGCTGGTGCATTGACTATAGATGGAACTGTAGTAACTGCTGGTGTTGCAATTATTGCAATGGCACAGAAAATATCCATTACTGGTGCAAGCTCCAACACAGGCATTACATATACTATTACTGGTGCAGATGCTGATGGGAAAACAATCTCAGAAGTTCTCACTGGTCATGGTGCAGGGCTTGTAGTTTATTCAAATTATTACTTTAAAACCGTTACTGGTGTAACAGTATCTGCGGCTATGACTGGCACTACTACAGTAGGGGCTATTTCATCAGGATCTGGTGGTGCATCCACTAGAACTCTTAGAATAAATAGCAAACAAGCAAATTTCGGTCTTGGCTTGTATGTTGATCTTGTTGGCTCGGCAGCAATGACATACACAGTCCAGGTTTCACCAGATGAGCCAGAAGATACTGCTGTACTTAGTTATGCTACTGATTCTGCATGGTTTAACCAGGCTGATCTGACCGGTAAAACAGCAGATGCTTATGCAGTGATGCTTGCTCCTTGTCAGACTATAAGATTGATTATTACAGCTTATACCAGTGGTGTAGCTAAACTTTACTCAGTGCAAACACAATAATGGCTAAAGACTCAAGACTTGATAGGGCGGGTGTTGTTGGGTTTAATAAACCTAAACGCACCCCTTCTCATCCTACAAAAAGCCATGTAGTAGTGGCTAAGTCTGGTGACCAAATTAAGATGATTAGATTTGGTCAACAAGGTGTTAGTGGCTCTCCTAAAAGAGAGGGTGAGTCTGCCCATGACAAAGCTAGGAGAGCATCATTCAAGGCTCGCCATGCTTCAAATATAGAAAAAGGTAAGATGTCAGCAGCATATTGGGCTAACAAAGTGAAATGGTGATTTATGGCTAGAATACGACAAACAGAACAGCAAATTAAAGGTTCCCAGTTGCCGTCCGACTACCAGTGTACTGGCGGTGATATCAAGCGCAATGGCAATAGCATTAAGCGCAAGAATGTTGATAAATATGCTGTAAAAAGCAAAAAAGGCTATAAATAATGGGAATTATTACCCAAGATAAATGGGTTAAAGGAACTTATAACTCTATATCTGATGACTCTGGTCAGAAATATAAACGCAAGGATATGCGTAAAACTTGGGATAATAAACTGGTAGGGATTGATGAGTGGGAGCCTAAACAGCCTCAGCTAACATTGAGATCTTACACAGATAACCAGATTGCTAAGGACGCTAGAAGCGATGCAACTCCTGGCGTTACTGCTGGCCCACCATTAACAACGAGTGAATTGATTTAATAAGGTGGACAGATGGCTATTACTTCAATTCTCACCAAAACTGCCGGCGATATTATCGAGGAAGCCTTACGGGATGCTCGAATCATTCCTGCCGAGCAGCCAGTCCAAAATTCAGACTATGCTAGGGGTTTAACAGCTCTTAACAACGTCAGTAAGTATTGGCAGACCAAAGGCCCAAAACAGTGGCTTATTGGCAGAGCAGTGCTTCCTTTGGTAGTAGATCAAAAGAAATATCTTCTTGGCCCAACTGGTGATTATTGTACCAGTGACTCTGAATTCTATAACACCACTACTACAGCCTCACTTGTAGCTACAAACACTGCAATAACGGTAGCCGATACTAGTGAAATGGTAGCAGCAATTAATATCCTTGATGCTGATCCCACAGACTCTACCCAAGACTGGACATCTATAAACTCAGCTACCCTGTCTACTGTTTCTGGGCTAGTAGTTACGAATGTATCCTCAACCGCTGGAGGAGCCTCCTACGACTTGCCAGCTACCATAGGCACTACGTATAGGGTTAGATTTGCTTACACCAAGGGAACGTCTAGCGGAGCTACATTTAGCGTATTAAACGGAGCTACTACAGCAAGTTCAGTAGTGCTAACGGCCTCTGCTGCTAGTCAAGAGCTGACGATAACAGCCATTACTGACACAATCACATTCGAGATAAGTAATTCATCATCGACAACTGGCCATACAAATACCGTATACGACCTTCAATATGTAGATCAGGAATCTGGCTCTTACATAGGAATTGAACAAGATGATGGTACTCGATTCTGGGATCACGTACTCAACGTCACTTCTAGCACAACGCTTACAATTATTAATGGTATAAATTCAACTGCAACATCAGGCAATTCCGTTTATTACTATGCAGAACAAATTGATCGACCGTTGAGAATTGAAAATATTATGTATGCCTCATCGCTTACTGCAAGCGAAATCCCTGTAGTTGGGTGGTCTAGACAGGAATACTTCAATCAGCCAACGAAGGATTCATCTGGAACGGTGGTAAATGTCTATTACAACGCCACCCTAGTTAATGGTGAATTGTATGTCTGGCAAACTGCTGGAGACATAAATAACGTAATCAGATTCGATTACTTAAAACCAATGAAAGTATATTCAAATATCTCGGATCAAATTAATTACTCAGAAGAATACTTCCTGCCATTGAAGTGGGGACTAGCTGCTGAAGTTGGCCCACAATATGGTGTTAAAACGGATAGGCAGCAATATTTGGAAGAAAAGGCAGCAGTAACGCTATCAGAAGCTATGGATAACGATGCTGAATTTGACTCAATCTATCTTGCTCCGGACTTCCACTAATGCCTGTAATACCTATTGGTGGAAGTTTTTATAAAAGCGATTCTCTGCCTATAGCAGCCCAAGAATGCTCTAATTTATATTTAAACATTCCCCAAACAACCGCTACAACTACTAGAACACTATTTGCTACCCCAGGCATTGCTCTGGCAACTACGGCAGGGACATCGGCTCAATTTAATAGAGGTTCTCATAACTTCCTAGATATTCCCTATTTTGTACAAGGAGTAGATCTTTATAGAATTGATAGAACCATAGCTGGAGGAGTAACTACTTATACTTCAGTACGAGTAAATGGCTCAGTAGAATTGCCTGGCACAGAACGAGTTGTTATTGCTGATAACGGAGTTTCTGGGGCTTCAGGTGGTCAGATGTGTATCATTCTTCCCGACTCCTCTGGGACTAATGCTTACATTTACGACACCACTAATGGTCTTGTACAGATAGTGGATGGTGATTTTGATGGCCCAGTGTCTAGCGTAAGGTTCGTAGATGGTTATTTCCT